CTATCCATTAAGGAAGTTTCCATAAGGCCAAAAACGGGCATATATGAAACACAAAAGCCTGTTAATCAATTGATTAACAGGCTTTGTATTAAAGTGGCAAGTCCGCCACGTGGGCAGGTTCTGGTAGTGGTGGTTTCTTTTGTTCTATCCTCACGGGTTTAATTGCTTGGTCATTCCTGAAGATGTAAGCTAATGGAAAGAATGGGCCTTTGTTGCTTTCTTCTTTTTGTTCCGTGCTGGTTTCTTCTTTGTTGCTGTTGATAGGTTGACCCCATAACAGATAAGCTTTTGAGCCTTTTTTTATTGTAAAGCCCTCTTTTTTCCAACTACCAAACGATTTAAAAACAAAGCTTTCATCAGGATTATAGATAAAATTCATTATCATGTCATTAACTGTCATATCTTCACTTGTTATGCCCTGTTCGTCGGCTAATTGTTTGGCCGTGTGGCTTAAAGTTTGTAAAACTTTCCTTTTTTCTTTCATTATTGCATTCATTGTATTAATTTTGATGTGTAAATTTTTATAAATAAAGGGGGGCTAATGTTTGCACACATTGCCCCCCTTTTAATTTTTATATAGCTTGAACTTCTGCCTTTAATTCATGAACCTTAACATTAATTTTATCGTCTGCAAAAGCAATAAAAGAACGGATAAACTCAATGTTTGAAATAGAAAAAATTGTTTGTTTATTGTAGTTTCCGTATGTTAAGGATATAGCGTAATGCTCTGAAATTAAACTATTTTCTTTTTGTAAGTTATCTATAACAGTGCTAATGTCATTTAGAACAGAATTAAAAACAGCAATATCTTTTAATATTTGCGCTTTCTTTTTGTACAATTTTGCGGCATCTTCAAAGCTTAATGATTGCTTTTGTTTTAGCTTTTCGTTTTCAGCTTGTAAGGCCTCTAACTGTTTAGCCAGTTCCAGGGCGGTAGGTTGTTTTTTGATGTTTGTTTTTGTTTTGGCTTCTTTTTTTTTAATGTTTTCCATTTGTGTAAATTTTTATAAATTTTTGTGCGTTTAAAAGGTTTCTGCCTCCTTACATGTTTTAGGCTATGTTTGCCCCTCTGTTGTTTTCAGGATTTTTTTAATGGGGAAAAAGTCTCAAATAACAGACGTGAAAAAATACAACATAAACCCCTAATACTAATTAGCTGATATAAAGATACTTAACATAAAGGAGATAAGCAAACATGCTGATACTTAGGGGTTTGTAAGGATGTTAATTTGCTGATATTCAGACAATTGCAACAAAAAAAATTTTGTGGGGAATTATTTTAATATTTCTTGTTATTTATAATGGTTCTAAATAGCTGACATACAGCACATCACTACCAAAACCCGTCTATAAGAGGGTGCATTTCCTCAAAATTTCCTGAGCAGGAATTCTAATTATTAAGATGAAAAGATTTTTGGAAATTTTTAGGGAATACCACTAAAAAACCTTCTGAACCAAAGGAATAATCAAATAAAAAAGCCGTAATCTATAACAAGAATACGGCTTTTCAATCGTCTAGTACCTTTGTTGCAAATAAGTAAATTTGCACAATTTTTTAAACAACATAACATTTGTATAAATATTTTGTTGTACTTTTGTAAGCAACAATACTAATACTTGATACACGTATTGTTGCTCTTTAAAATAGAAATCTGTCATAAAATTTTCTTTTTAAAGATTAATAAAACTCATTAAAAGCAGCTAACTCCTCTTCCAAAATTTGTTAGCTGTTTTTTTTATTAAAGCAAATATACAAGAGAAAGCCATTCAGTAGGAATGTTTTGCATTTTAAATCTACTATAGGCCTTTTCTATATATTGCTGAGGCAAATCTACTAAATTATATATTGACCTGGAAATCAGTTCTCTAAAAATAGGAGAATAATATTAGTATAAATTGTTTGAAATTCATGCAACCCATTAGCATATAGCACATTATTTTAAAATAACTTGTTGATAAATTTATTCAAAAAAATAAATTACATCCTCACATCAACAAAAATACTTGATTTCTTATCGTTTTTAAGCCAGTAACAGCCTTTGTCTAAGGCATCGGTACTGTGTGGTGCGGTTCGTTGGTCTGCTTTTAGTTTCCTTTCAAGCGATTTGTCTTTTTTCAGTTCGTTTCCTGCTTGCTTGGCTTTTGTGTCTTTCATCGCAATGACAAGGTACTTGCAATTGTTCCCATCAATGCGAATTTTAAAAAGTTTGCTTTCTTTTTCACCCATAATTTTTTGCATAAGCTGCCACTTTTCGTACATGGGTGGTTCTTTGTGCCTGTGCTTTTTGGTAGTAACAGTCCAGCCCTGGGCCTTTAGTTCTTTTATGGCATCTTCATTGATTGTTTTTGATTTTTGGATGGATGTATTATCTCCGTATGTATCGCGAACAAATATAATATTCTTGTCGTTGTGAGGCTCAAAGAAATTGGCAAATTCTTGCATTAATAGCTTAGGCATTTCACCCCCGGGCATAACATAGAATTCTTTGAGAATGTATAAAATATTGCGTTTTTTGTCGAATTGAGCTGCAAGGGTGAAGCTGATGGTGCCACCCCAATCAAAAAAAAGGTGGATGGGTAGGTTTGGATTGTAATATTTTCGGCTTAAAATATTGCTTTGGCGTTCGTTTAATTTTGAAAAATCAAAACCTGTTGAAATTGCCAGATCGTTTGTAAAATCATCATCCCAGCTATCGTAATATACGTGAATATCTTCATTTAGCGCATAGAAACTATTCTCATTGAGGGTAAGAATCATATTCATAATCTCAATAAGGAATATGATTTCCGGTAGGCGTTTGCGCTGCGATTTGATGTATGACAAACCAACATTTTGCCAATTATCAACAGCGTTTGAAAGAGTAAATAAAGTAGTACCTTCTTTATCTTTATGTAGCAATGGTTTCATTTTTCTGCGGATAAGCTGGATCTCATTCCATTGGCGTGCAAATTCTTTTTCATTTTCAATATCCAATAAATCAATCTGCATTTTTACAACTTGCCGCCACAGACTGAAATAATCAATACCATATTCTTCTAAATAATAGTTGCCCTTATCCAAAATCCAACGGCTCTGCTGCGTGTAAGGCATTGATGTTGAATGATACTCGCCTAAATGCCAATCTACATTATATTTGCCCTTATTTGCACGTAAAGTTGGTGATAATTCATTATCCAGGCGTTGTTTGTCTAGCCGCAAGGTTTCATCTGTTAAAAGAAAATCTGTATTAGGACCACGCCCAGAACCAACCAATTGCTGTGAGGCCAAATAAAAACCAACAGGGCGATCAGAATTAAAGAAAGTAATGTAGTTAGAATAATCTTTTACAGGGGCATTGATAGGCGTGCCCCATTCTTTTGGCGGTTGTTTGCCAATTACATAATGAACATCACGCAGGTAGCCCATCCGCTCTAAATGTGCGAAAGCTGATGGTAGAATAGAAGTAAGTACATGGGTTAAAGTTCTGGCGGCAATTATGCCTGAGGCACCTGGTAAATGTTGAACAATTTGGTGAAGCTGATGGCCAAAATAGGTTGATTTACCAAACCCCCGGCCTGATACCATAAAATTGTACTTTGGCTGAAGTATGGATATAGCTGTTTGAAATGGATTAAATGACAGGTTTTGGATCATAGCTAATAAATACAGTCAAAAATCTCATACATTAATTTAACAGCCCATTTAGGCAATTTAATTTCATCTTTATTGTTTTCGTAATAATCTCTTGCAGTATCACCAAATTTAAAACCCATGGCTATCCAATCAACAAGATTGTGGATAAACGCTACTTGTTTATCGTTTCCATAGCCGTCCATTGTCCAAGTTTGCCAGTGATGCGAGTTTTTTATTTTATGATGTTCCCATGCATTTTTAAATAAATCTCTATCCTTTTTTTCATTTTCACAAGGAAAGAAAAATTGTCGATACTGAGTAAACTCCTGCATTGACAATTTACTCTTATCGTGATGCTTGACTTCGCTGTCAATTGCAAACCATAGATTATCATCAGAAATAAAAGCAAAGCCCTTATTTTGACACTTGTCGTTTATTAACTTCCATGCTTTTTGAATATTGTTGTAATGTTCTTCAATGTAATCTAAGTACTCTCTGAATTTATTAATTTTTTTTATCATATATATTGTTTTATGATTCCATTATTATTTTAGCATCTTCAATCTCAACATCCTGAAAAAGGAAGCTGGTTAATTCTACACGTTTGTTGACCGGAAGCTTATGCAGCTCATCCATATTTATTTTCTTGGCTTTTGCACCGTAATTAATTGTTATGTAATAATTATTATGGCCTAGTAATTCAGGGTCAATAGCAGCTTTATCCTTTTTGTCTATCTGATAAATTTTAATTAAATCAGCTCTTGCTCGTTGCCAAGCACGTTGGTCAAATTTTTCACGTGCAACCTGAATTTGGAGAATAGCATCATCAACAATAAAATTTCTAATCCAATCCAGATCCCGGCGGTTGATTGGGTTAAAAAGTTTTTGGCAACGTTGTATATCGTAATAGGCTGAGCGGTCCGTGTATCCATACTTTTTCATCAGCTTACGGGCAACAACAACCGGGCGGTCAATTTTTAGTTGGTCATAGCAAAAATCAAGGCGGTCGTAAATTTCAATTTCTTTTGCCGACAGTTCCTCGGTGCCGGGGTCCCTTAGCCATGCCTGAATATGTTCGAGGGCTGTATTTTCGTTGTTTTTCTCAAGCATGAAATTGCAGGATAAGTTTTGCTTTATAGTTCCGTAATTCTTTTTCTAGCGAATCACGTTCAAAAACATCGGTAATGCCTAACATTTTTTGTTTAATCTCAATTTCACGTTTCAAATATCCTCTATGAAATGATTTGTACAAGTCTGAACCTTCATGCTGAACATCTATTATAAATCGCCTTATATCAAGTTCAATAATTTTCGCAATATCTTCTGGTAATGTAAGCAAGTGAGCTAATTTCTCAACATCATTTAGTATCTGAAGGGAATAAATCCCCGATCCACTTTTTATCAAAGTTAAAGACTGATTTTGATGTACTAATGATTCCTCGTTCATAATTATTGTTATTGCTCAAATTACCTGAAGTAATTACTGTGATGTATTGTTTTTCGTTCCATATCAGTGCCACTTTTGCGTGAATATTGGTAAAAACGATAGGGAATTTCCCTTCAATTAAATCTATTGCAGGTTTGAAATTGTGTTTTTTTTGCGCATTCAAAAAAAATTTTAAACTATGAAACATCCCTGTATCCCATGCCCTTATAAAAGAATTGGCTGCAATGACGGAAACATTGAAGCTAGTAACGATAACGCTAGCGCCGCCAATTTTGTTAGCGCAAAAGATAACAATATCGTGCAAAGCAAAACGGCCATTGCTTGTAAAATGATAGTTTTTGTTTTTCTCATTAAAATCAATTTTGCGTAAATGTTTTGATAAATAATCATCCTGCGAACTTATAAAGTGTGCAGGATGATTGATTTCAGAAAAGTTATTAGTACTAATCTGTGTTTCCGGGCTATCTAAATCAAATAACATTTATTTTTCAGGTTCCGGGGTTTCCTCAAAATAATTCTCAAGCCATTCAAGCATGGTTCTGCCAAGCTCAGCTTTTTGCAAATTTTTTTCTTTTATATTTTTTTTCTTCGATGTTTCGGCACGCTGTACTTGCTTTAATACTGACGAACGTAACTTAACTTGCAAGTCTTTTAGCTTCCAGTAAGTCATATCTTTATGACCAAATTCGGCTTGTAGTTTGTCATCAACTGACAATTCTTCTTCTTTTTGAGAATCAGGATTTGTTTTTACACCGCCAACAGGTGTATTTTTCAAACCTTCAATTTCATCAAAGAATTGTTTTGCTTCACCAGCTAACTTATTAGCAGTTTCCTGTTTCATTTCTTCATTTTTGGCAAAACCATTTTTTTCATCAAAAAACATTAATAATGAATGAATTTTGATTATACGGTCTGCCATCCGCCTCATATCTTTCAAGATAACAGCACGTTTTGAAACGCTTTTGTCATCGTTTTGCTCACCAATATCGGCCAAATTCTTTTTGCTTAGTTCCAGGGCGTTGTACAATTGACCTTTTTCAATTACAACTGCTTTCAATTCTTCCGGAAGATCCTCATAAGCAATTTTGTATTCGTAATTGGCAGGTGCTTTTTCTTTAGTTTCGTCAATTACTTTGTAAGGAAGTACGGCAGGGCGTTGATTAAGTTTAGTGCTACGGTTTGTGCTTTTTTCACCAACCATTTTTTCAAGCTCATACACCAATTTGGAGTGCATTGCGCTTTTCTGCCATCTCTGATTAAGAGTAAGTATTACATTATTGCGCTTAGCAGGATGTTCGCTATACAGTTCAACGCCTTCCCAATAATCAAGTTCTTCTTGATCCAGGTATGACTTTATTTCTCGTGTAATTTGTTCCTTATTCATATCAATAATATTTGATTATCAAATTCTTAATAAAAGTAGAAATTTCCAAAAAAATTAAAAGGACAAAAAAAGCCCCGTCTCCGGGGCTGAATCAATAAAAACTAAAACCAAAAAATCTACTATGGAAGCATATTATGTGGTTGTGAAACGAACATAGTTAGATCCGTTCATACGTCCTTGTGTATCGGCACTTAATACTTTTGAAGCATCAATTTTTAATTGGTACATAGTTGCAGCTGAAAAATTAGAGGTTGGCGATAATGTAACAACATTACCGGAAATAGCACCTGTAAATGGCTTAGCAGCAACAACATTACCATCAACGTCAAGCGATTCAAGCGTTGTGGCGGCTTCAATTTCCTGATTGGTGAAAGCGGCTAATGTGTCGGCATTAACAACAGCTTCGCCAAATGTAATGGTTGGGTCAACATCAAGCAATACGCCAGTTGCAGCATGTGCAGGCACATAAGCAACAGTTAAGCCTTCATCAACAGGATTTAGCATTGCTTCAATCGCAGCAATATCAATAACTTCGCCTGCAAAACCATTATCATAAGAACTGAAAGTCAGCTCATTACCTTTTAACGAGGCGATTGTGTCACCAGTACCTACCGTACCTTCAGCCGCCAATCTAGCGGCAAATTTTTCACTACCAAGCCTGAACATCTGTTCATCAGTTTTCACAAAAAATATCCAATCCTGGTTAGGTATTTCAAGAATTGCCAAACCCTCGCTAGTTAAGCCGGGATTTAACAATTTTAAGTTGATTTTGTGCGAAACGCCATCCATTTCACCCTGCCTGTCAGCGGTTAAACCACCTTTTTCAAGCGTAGAATAAAGCTTAAACAGTTGCTTGCCGGGCATCAACCTATCCTGACCTTCAGATAGTTTGTTCATTGTCGCAAAATTACGGTTGTCAGATGCTGGCGGTTTTGTTGCCAATTCAGCAAAATCAGATTTTGGTGCAAAATAAACATTTTCCCAAATGCCGCCCATATTACCTTTTTCCAGGACAGCGTTATTTATGTCTTGATATTCTATCATTATATTGTAATTTTAGAATTTTAATTTAAGATTGAAAAAAAAGAAAAGGCTGTGAAGCCTAATCCCTATAAGTTGTTGACATTGAATACCCGCTTATCAAGCGAATGTATTTGAAAACCGATAACAATTTTATTGACCATTGCAATGTAAAATGGGTTGTTATCAGGATGGAAAATCTTAACTTTCCCAAATTCTTTGTTGTCACGGTCGGTTTCATAAGTTAAAACGCCTTTTACGTTCATAATTACCTTCTTACTTGTGCCCATGGCCGATTCCCAAATGAATTTGGCTTTTTTGTCGGTACCGTCCAAAAATTCTGTAGGTACATCACCATCCGTAATATTTGGGTACTCAGATTTGAACCATTCCTTGTACATTTGCTTGTAGCGATATGGTATCCTGATTTCAACAACGGCTAATTGCTGGGTAATTTCAGGCATACTATAATATTGTGCCTTCAATTCATCGCCAATATTGGCTGCTGTATAATCTGTTGCAGCTCCGGAAAGCTCATACATGTTACCTAATGCAACAGAGATATTAGTTGCTGTTTTTTCATCTTCGATAATTTTAAAGTAGCCATCGGCAATAGCAATAGCAGTTGTGCCGGCAGCATTATAAACACCTTGGTAAGGTAGAATAAACAAACTCTGTAAGCCAACACCTACGTAGGTTTCGAGATACCATTGCGCAAACGGCAATTTCTTTTCGGTAAGGTTCAAATCTTCAAGTGCGATAAGATAGGTGTCACGATAACGTTCAATCTCATCTTTGATAGGAACCATCCCTACCCTAACCTGAGCGGTACGTTTTTTAATTTCGCCAAGTGTTTGCCAGTTACCCAGAGTTGGATCATATGGCATGGCGATATTCCCTTCTATGAAAGTAAGCATGTCAATTGTTGACTGAACGCCTTTAATGTTCGCAAGTGTTGAAAGAACAGCGCGAATATTGTGCATCATCAATTTTTTTATTTTAGGCTGAGTTTTATCGGCTGTGCCTTGAATTGCCGTTATATCAATAGGTGTAGTTAAATCTGCCATATTATTAGTATATTAGCCCTTCGACTATGCTCAGGGACGGTTATTAATTAGTAATTGTTAATTATGCCTGCTTTTTGTTGTATTCTGCCAAGGCTTTTGATGTTTCTTCGTCAAGCTCATCAGCAGGTGCATCATCACCACCTTTTGAATTGTCTCCGCCTTTTGGGTTAACTCCGCCATCACCGGCAGTGCCATCAATTTTGGCTTGTAATTCTTTAATTTTTTCCTGGTCCTGGGTAACCTTGTTTTCAAGGGCCAATTTTTCTTGCTTCAAAGCTTCGATTTCGGTATCTTTTTCAGAAAGCGAATCGTTAATTTTAAAAGCATCGTTGATGTCCAATTCAACTTTGTTGCTTGCATTAAGCACAAATTCAGAAATGCCAATTAAGGCAAGTAATACGGTGAGTTTTGCTTTGAATGTTAATTTTTCCATGTTCTTGTTTGTATTAGATTTTGATGAAAATTTATTTCTAAGGGTGTTAAGAATGCCTCTTTTGTCAGGTTTTATTTCGGATTTATAGAGTTCAATTATTTGTTTGAACTCCATTTTTTCAAGTTGATTTTTCGCTGCTGGCGGTTCAACCGCTTCATCTTCAAGAAAATCGACAAAGCCAAATTCTTGAGCCTGTTCAGCAGTCATATAATGCTCACGGCCATCAAACCATTTCGCTTTAATTTCTTCAACAGTCATCCCCGATTTGACCGCAATAGCATTTTGCAAAGCACTTTCAAATACTTGCAATGATTCGATTTGCTCTTCATGATCCTGAATATTGCCACGTGTTACCGTGCTTGCAGAATGTAGATGATAAATTGAAGTTTTTGGAAAATGGGTAGTTCCTGCAAGCATGATTATAGAAGCCATACTGGCAACTAATCCATTATTGAAAGTGTGTATGTCAGCATTTGCAGATTTAAGCGTGTTGTAAATGGCTAATCCATCTTCGATATAGCCGCCGGGGCTATTGATGTGGACATTAATTCGCTTATAAGTTTTATCAAGCCTTTTTATCAATGAAACAAGGGCATAGGCAACGTTATTTGTACCGTCATCCCAGTAGGATTCATCCCAGCCGATTTCACCGTAAATGTGGATATCTACTTCCTGTTCGGATTTTGCTTCAAAAAAGAATGGTTTTGGCATAATTGCATCTATAATTGTATAGTGCAATGTTAGCTATGTGTGTAATTTTATTAAAGGACAGGTAATTTAGTCGTGCGATTAGTAATTAACATAGCCTACTAATGGAAAAAATCTAGCAAAGAAGCAAATGGTTTGCGTGAGCTCAAATAATTTAAGTCGTATTCGTTTCTGAACGCTTCACGTTCAAAAATGATATTCCGATAAGCTGCATCTGCATTTTTATACCTGACAAGGTTTATCAGGTAATTTATAATATACACAATATAAAAAAATACTATAAGCATCTCTGCTTGTTGTTTTAGGTGTATTTTTTCGTGATTTATAAGCCTGTTATACCTTTTGCCATAATCTTTTTTAGATTTGGCAAGGAAAATAAACGGGAATAATGTTATCCCCGAATACCCTTTTGGTACTAATTTGCTGTTGTGGATAATCATTTTTTTTGTTATTGCGGCATCTCATCCCAGTCAAATGCCGGAATCTCACCATTTTCTATTAATTGTAATATTTTTACGTCTTGAGCTTCCCTACATGTGTCAAGCCAATTTAGTTTTGCTGTAATGTGATTGTATCTTGATTGCTGTTCTGTTGTGAGTGTAGGTAATTTCTCCAAATTATATGCTTCTCGGATGTGCTTTATCCTTGTAGCAGGGATATAGGCGTTGTCGAGATAAGTCCCTATATGGTTATTCATATTTTCGATTATGATTTCATTTGCAAGCGGCTCTGTTTCAAATGTTATGTTGCAAATTTTCATAAAATAGTCCTTAGTTTCAACTTCGGCCTGCGCTTCTTCATCAAAAGTTTTAATTAAATTAAAATAATTTGCGTCAAAATCATCTGTAAAAGTTTCAGTTTTGCTTAACCTGTGTGTAAGGTTATCATAAACAGGCTTATCTCCCTCGACAACAATAAACATCTGATTATTAACATAATCAAAACCTTCTAATTTTGTTTTGTGTAAAGAAGGGTATTTTTCCCATCTTTTTTCTTTTTGCGTGTTTTTGTTTTTTATTATGTACATAATTGTATCTTAAAATCCTTTCCAATTGTTCGGAATATCTGAAAAATTTGAGATGTTTGGTGCACCTTGAAAACAAGAAACAAAACTGTCAATTGTAGGGAACCTATCCCACCATAAACCTGGGGAGAAATATGAAGTAATCGCATTACTATAATAGCACATATAGCCACAACTAGAAATGTTTGATGTATCCCAATTTGATGTGTCAATTTCTGTAAGCAAATAGCATCTAACTATCATCCCATATACGCTTATAGTGCTCGAAGTGTCAAGCTTCGAGACATCCAATATAGCGAGCATATTGCAATCCCGAAATGTATATGAAAAACTAATAACGTTGCGAGTATCCCACTCTGCGACATCAACAGATTCTAGTAATCGACACTCATTCGCAAAATTTTGAAGAGAAGTGATTCTGTTTGAAACAAGCCCGGCAACGCTTAACGTTTTCAAGTTAGAGCATCCAAAAAATGCATTTTCTAAATAATCAAATTCACAATCACCTGCCGCATCAACACTAATTAATTTATCTTTATCTCCAGCATTGTTAAAACTCCATGCCCCCACTTTCCCATAAATGGTTATTTGCCAAGTACTTGAACTTGCAAATATGTGTGTATTCCCAGTGCCCCATGAAATTAGGTTAGAACTTTCACCATCTCCCCACAAGACCACTGCATCATAAGAATATCCCCTCTTAGTTGGGATGGTAAAGCTATCACCAACTATAGTGAACCGAAACGGAGCCTTAAACTTATATTGGTTTAGCACATTCATACTATATACCCCCCTATATATATCAATAACGCTTTCCCTGTTTCATCAGCCCCTACTTGGTCAAGTTGGTAATTAATTTTCTGACCTTTTGTTAAACTATTATTTGATATAACAGGCTGTATGTTCGCTGTTAAGCTGGTAAGTTCAGTCACCCCTCCGGACATATTCTGTACAAAAGTTTCGATTACTGTTGTTGTAACCGCTACAGTGTAGGTATTGGTTGTCTCAACTTCTTCACGAATAAGTATTTCATAATCCGTACCGTGTTCTGCGGTGTAATTAGGGGTTGAAGTGTGTGCGTTAATGTTTGCAATCACATCATCGGCAGTTTGCCATAAGCTTGTGTTGTAAGCTACAGTGGCTGTCATAATTTCAATAGCATTGACTGTAATAGAATTAATTGATCCCGAACTGCCTCCGGTTAATTCTACCATGCCCAAATTGGGTATTGATGCATCAATGGAAATTCGAGCACTTAACATACTGACATCATCAATCAAAATGTCGGCTATTACATTGCTTCCGACACATCTTCTGCCTATCCCAGCCCACACATCGGTTACAATCATATCATATGGTACAAACCCGATTGATTTATCTGGCCCAGTTCCTAAGTCAGACTCTATATCTGATGCAGCCGTTCCTATAGTGAAAAAAGTTTTAGTCTGTGTTTTCGACCACGCCCCCCAACTTGAACCGTTATAAAAGTTTGCCCAATATTCTACAACACCTGCATTATATGTTTTGTAGAATAGGTATTTTGATGTGCCGCGAGGTATCAACTCTAAAATACCTGTTTTGTTTGTTGTAGGGATATTTGTTGTTGCGGGGCCGGTTGAATAGTGCCCTTTTTCTGTTAAATTATATGCATTTGCTGTTGTTGCATCACGGATTGTGAGGGCATAGTTGTACAATTCAGTGAACATGCTGTTAAGCTTGTTACGAACTACTAATCCGGTTTCGGAGTTATTTATGTTTTGTTTAGCCATTTTTTATATTTTTATTCGCCGTCTATCCATAATTCTTCATCTATCCATATTTTTTCATCATCCCAATAACCAGATGATAAAATCCAGTTTGACAATGTATCGTAAATTAAATTGTCGGCAAAGGGTGCACGGTGCCGACTTTGCCACGTAAAAGTTAGCGTATAACTATTAAGATCTGCAACTGCCTGCCCTTTTTCAAGCTTAGTTTCAACCACACAAGCGTTGCCGGGTTCACCAATTAGCCGAACATGGTTGTTGTTGTCGGTTACTTTTGCTATTAATTTATTGTTGTCGAATAATAGTAATGCTGTGCGTTTGTCTATGCTATCTTTTGCTATTTTGCAAACAAATTCGTAATCAAACAAATCAGCCGCTTTTTGGATTTCAACAAAACTTGATGATTCGGGAATAATATTAGCAGATGCCGGTACCGTAGCCGGATCAACAAACAGTACTTGGTAGATTTGCCCTGAAATTATATCGCCAAAATTGTCAACTTCGTTTTCGGCAAAAAAATTAAGTTCTTGAATACCACCAAAATTGCTTGTTTCACGGTCGAAATCAAAAGCAGTGGATGATAACAAATCAATATTTTCGGCAAATGCTGCCCGGTATCGGCTTTGCCACTTAAATGTTAGCGTATAACTATTAAGGTCTGCAACTGCCTGCCCTTTTTCAAGCTTAGTTTCAACCACACAAGCGTTGCCGGGCTCACCAATTAACCGCTCCTGGTTGTTGTTGTCGGTAACAATTGCAATAATTTTGCTATTGTCGCAAATCAACAGGTTTGAATATTTGCTTATTTCATCTTTTGCTATTTTGCAAACAAATTCGTACCCGAACAAATCAGCCGCTTTTTGTATTTCTGAAAAACTTGACGATTCTGGAATAATATTAGCCGATGAAGCTTCTGTATCATCAATAAGCGAAATTTCGGAAATTTGACCTAAAATAATATCACCGAAAATTTCTACTTCGTTTTCGGCAAAAAAAACAAGTTTGGATAATCCACCCAAATTTCCAGTTTCTTTATCAAATTTTAGGTTATTCATATCTTATTTCTAATACTTTGAGTGGACAAATTCCGACATAGACTGAGTAAGTGATGATTTACAGTAAGTTACACGCCTTTTTTCCATATATCTAGTAAAACTTCGGTAAAATGATGCATAATTAAGGTCATCGTCGGTAATATTCATTGTCGAAAAATAATATTCAACTAATGTTTTTCTATCAAAAAATGAATGGTCCTTATGCTTTAATAACATGCGAAAATCATATAGAAAATTGTTTTTTACATGATTCCGAAATTTCTCCCTTGACGGTTCGCTTAATTTATTATAAAAGTAAACATCCTTGACTTCGTTAAAAGGCAAATATATTTTGCATCCGGGTTTATTTTTATCTGGTGGGTAGGTTCTGTTAGTATTTGTAATCAACCTAATAAGTAATAGGTTGTAATCGCTTCCAAACTGAAATTCTATTGGCTCTTTTTTGTTTTTGCTTTGAAATATTAAATATTTTTTCAAATAGCTTGGCATTTCAATATAAACTGGTATTGGTGAGGCCATAATAATTATTTGATTTTTATTTTTACAAAGTTAACGATTGTGTTAACGGTGTGCAATATTAGGAATAATACTTAAGGCTTTTTTTTACGTTTTTTTTAGGATTGCTAGTTTTTTGTAACAATTATTTTAGCAAAACAACACTGTTTTTTTCGTTTTGTAAAAACTTCCGCAAAACGGGGTGTTACTACATTGGGTATGCTCAAAGCCGCTACTGGCGTGGCCTGTAGCCAATGTAGTAAACTAAACTTAACATTGGTAAAGAAGCGGCTGTAAGCCTTGCTGCTGTTGGGCTGTGTAGTAATGTAGTAAGGTTTTTAATTACTACATTGGTACAATCAACTACTACATTAGTTATATAACTAATTAATACGCTAATGTAGTAAATGTAGTAAAATGTAGTAAGAAAAAGCTTACTACATTGTTTTAATTAATTGAAAAACAGTAATATACATTACTACTGTGTAGTAATGTAGTAAATATAGTAGGTTTGTATTTAATTTTAGATTTTAGATTGAAAATTTCAGATTGAAATTTAAGCCGCTAATGCACTAATAAAAAAACCGCTACTGGTTGGTAGCGGTTTGGTAATACAAGGTAGCTTGTATAGGGGCAGGTTGTGCAAACATACTTGTTAAGCTCAATTAACAATTGCCTTGTATTTGGATTTCGGGGTTAAATTCCTATTCTCTTGCATCATCAATTTGACTTTGTTCTAACTCTAATTCTTCAAATTTTGCAATAGCTCTTGTCTTTGAAATAAAATTAGAATGTAAAATTTTATTAGTTCCTTTTTCTGCAATATCGTATATTACTATATCAAGAAACTCTATTTTACCTATAAACATATTTTCATTTTCTTTTATAATATGTAGCATGATTTGTTGTTTTTAAATGAATAAATATGAATGCTTAACACTCGCTTTGAAACAATTTTTGCATTTTTGTTTTTCGTTTCACTCAAAACTAAAAAATGCTAAAAATAGTTCAAAGCTCACACACGTTATAAACAATTAAGCAAAACTATCATTCAGTTCTTTTGAAGCTTTTAATAAAAATCTACTTTTAATTTCAGCAGAATAGTCATCAAATTGTTCTAAATAATATTTAACTTCAATAAGTTGTTTTTCAACTTGATTAGCTTTTTTTATAAGCATTGCAATTTTTTTTTCAAATGCAATTTGTTCTGAAATATCATTATTGCATTTTTCCAAGTTTTTTGTTACATTCGGATAATCTCTTTCTGTATTCTTTGTAGGTAATTTCCTCTTTTTCTAATTTTGTTATTAAATTAGCAACTTTTTTAATTTCACTTGGAGTTGGTTTCCTTTTCTTTTTTTTCATGATGTAATTTTAATTAAATGATTAATAATTAAAGTTTATAACAGTGTGCTTGTTTTCATTTTCGTTAGCCTTAATATTGCTTATGAGTTCCTTTTAAGTCGTCACGCTCTATGCTTGTATCTCGCAATAATTCAAACACAGGTTTTTCTAATGGATATTCTTTGCCATTGATTTCGGTGCTATATTTATAGTTTCCGTCTTTATCAAAAAGGCTCTTGTCAATTATGCCACTTTCTATAAAATAGCCTTCGCCTTTTTTGTAGTAGATTTCTTGATATGCAAGCCCACACCTTTCGCAAGAAGAGTGAGCAGGGTTGTTATTTACTCTATGTCCAAATATCCTACAAATAAGAACATTTACATTACCAATTACACCAAATCTAAAATAATGGTGTAGTAATCCATTAATCATTACATCTTTTTTCTTCATTTCTATTAATTTAAGTTATTACTAATTTTACCATTTTGATGTAAAAAATATCATTGATAGTATTCCCTGCTTGCAAGGTGTTGCTTTCAAGCAGTAGTTCAATTTCTATATCCATTTGTTGGTATAGCTCGTTCCAAATCTCTTTTCGTGTAACAAAATCGGGGTGCTTTTTTGCATCCTTTTTTTGCTTGTTAATTTTTGATATTATTTCGAGTATTGCTTTTTGCATGATTTACATGTTTAATTTATTTAACAATTCATCAAACTCTTTTTCTGCTTTTTTTGCAGCAAATAAGGCTGATTTTTTACGGGTTTTGAAATATGCTTTTTGGTATTGCCGCATTTCAATCCCTTTAGCTGCAATTTTTTCGTTTAACTCAATTTTCTGGGTAATTTCTCTGTAAGTCATAATTGTAAATTTTTATAGTTAGTACTTAAAATCTGTCCAATGAATAATTTTTCCTATGTAATTATTTGGAAAAAATGATATAAAATCGCTTAATGTCTCAAATCCGTCATTAATGGCTAATTGTGTTGCTTTATGCGCGTCAATAGGCTTGCTGTCTATTAATATTTTGTATTCATGTTTATGTATATTCTCGTCTATTTTTTCGTTTGTTATGTGAATTAATTCAAATGTTTGTATGCTTTTTACAAAAAATAGCGGTGCAAAATTTGGTCTGTCAACGTAAATAGCATGTACAGCACTGCCCGGCCCCCATTTGTTTTTTTTGTCTTGCCGAATGGTGTGGATTTTTGGGATATAATTGTCTACACGGTAACCATATTCTTCGTTTAATTCTTGAAAATCATAACCTAAAACATTAATTAGGCATGATTGAATTTTTCTATGAAAATTAGTAGGTTTATTATTGATTTTTCCTGAAAATGTTAAAATCATAGTTGTAAATTTTTATAGTTAATAAATATTTTTTTTGTTTATAGAATTGCTTTCCCATTTTTCGAATATACAACCTGATATTTTGTGAGGATATAGATCTAGAATCGGAATGAATAGTTTATGGGTATTTTTGATTTGTTTGCGTGGATAGTATGCTTTGCATATTAGGTTATTTTTGTCATTCTGTTTTTCTAGATTGCGATGTGAATAAATTAATAATGAACTTAATCTTACATCAAGATTATATCCTCGCATAGTCAAGTTAAATAAATGATCATTCATGTAAAATATACTAGCCCATTCTTTGTCGTAGTAATCATTAGCGCTAATTAAAATGGGCATTTTCTTACGTAATGTATATCCAATTTCAAATACTTTTCCTAGCATGGTGTAAATTTTTATAGTTAATAAATAGTGGATTGCTTAGCTCGCAATGACGACCTAGAACGGCAAATCCCCGTTTTTTTGTTTTACTTTTTGCACTGTTTTTTTGAATAAATTTGATGTTAGGCTCAAATTATATTTTTCATTAAAATCTTTTGTTGCTTCTGTAAGCTCCCCATCGGTTTCAATTTCGCTGATGTGGTGCCCATTATTGAAGAAATCAACAATATATTGGTCATCAATTTTTATGCGCTCGGGCAATCCTGATTTAATATAGAATACAGTACCGGTTGCATCCCTGGTTTGCTCAACAGAAATGCCTTCTTTATCGAAATAAGCCTTTATAATTTTTGTGAAATTCCGTTTCAGTTTTTTGTTATCCTTATAATCCCTGTCTTCCATCAACTTGCTGTACAAGTCTTTGGTTGAATAACTTTCCGATGGCTTAAAATATGGCTCGTTATCATCATCGCCCCTACTCAGGTGGTCTAACCAGAACACTATTTCCATACTGCCAGATAATCGCCTTGCTTTTTGTAGCAATTCGTTTCGATAAAGATTTTTTGAAGGTGGTTCAAGCAATTTATTGTTGTTTTTGAAATATGCCGGAAGCATGCTACCAAGCACATATTTGCTGAATTTGTTCCATTCTTCCTGCTTATCGCCTTTCCAGTCACGGAAAAAATAATGTTCGTATTTGTCAACTGGGGTGTAATCAGCATGGTAAATGCTATCAAGTTCAATTACACATGAACGGGCTTTCGATGAACCACTATCCCGATCAAGGGGCCTGTTTGTTGTTATGAAAATACGTGATTTAATGTACATATTTTCTTGCCGTTTTTTTTCGACCTTAAAAGCACGTTCGGCAAGGTTGTACAAATCTTCAAAATTTATCCAGCTCGGGGGGTCATCGTACAATACACAAGTTGTGTTTAGTTCCAAATCCTGCCACTTATGTTTGTCATCAGATTTCAAATCTTTACCGGGCACATAAATGTAAGTTTTACTTTCATCAGGGTTTTTATTTAGCATATATCTGCCAAGGCTTTCAACAAAAAGTGTTTTGCCTTCCCTACCCTCTGCGGTGTCATCTTCGCTAATGCGGCCTTGTGTTAATATTACTGCTTTACGCTGCATATCGGTGAAATTGTGAAGCATATAACCACCTGAAACTAATAACGATTTATAACGGATACTTTCCTGCAGATAAGATTTGTTTTCATCCATTTTCCACTCATTACCGGAAATATCGTGTACAAATTTTTCAAATACACCAGGGCCCTGGCCCTTTGGTTCGTGAAAATCTCGATCTAATACGGCATCATCCCACACATAGCCCTCTTTAAGCTGTTCGTATTCAAAGGTTTTGTAGCCGTTTCGGTCAGAAACTACATAACAATTTTTGAAGAAAGTATAGTGTTTATCAATCGTGTCTTGTAGTAATTGTATCTGTTTGTCCGGGAACAATATCAGCCGTTTTTCTTCAAACAACATTGTTACTTTTTTAAGTAGTAGCAACTCTATATCATTAGCAGTTATAAGTTTTGTCCATGGCTGCCCATTTTCAGAATAACCCTCATATTCAATAGGTTTCAACAATCTGATATATTGAAAAAAGGTTCGTTTCATGTAATTTATTGAAATTTTTTTCATTTTACCGTTTTTCAACTGAATGAAAATCATATCATTTTCATCAGCAGAAACTGTGTATGTGTAGAATCCAAAATATACAAGTTTGGTTTTATTGTCTTTTTCAAATTCAAAACCCTGTGTTGATTTTAATTTCATCAAAAACCGCCGCTCATCAATTTCGAGCCCGGTTGGTTGCCCGGCTTTATTTTTTTTAATGAAATAAAAATTGTGCTTTCTAAAATTCTCTTTTGAATTATCTGCCTGAACCGATTCTTCTTCGTTCTCTTCTGATAAGTTAAGGCCTTTGTCCCTTTGTGTGAATGCAGCTTTTTGAACTGCTTTGTTCCACTCTGTTTTGTTTGTTTCAGTCCCTTTTATAATCGCATCAATATACTCTTGCCTATCTTCTTTCGATTTTTGCAAAAGCAATTCGGCAATTGCCTTTTTTATTTTCTTTTTTTGCTGAATGTTGGTTGCATTTGTCAGCTCATCAATTGCACGTACATCAATTAGGTAGTCACGTTCATTCTGTTTTTCGAAATGTTTGAAATGTTTTTCAGAGGTAAAAAAACTGTCGGGGTCCGCTCCATCGGCAAGTGTAAGCACTGTAACGTTGCAGGATGCAAAAGTCAGTTTTTCACCATTTTTTTGCATTGAGAGTTGCCCGGCATTGTCGCCATCATCTACCAAACAGATGTTTTTTGTAAGTTTTTTAATGGCTTCAATTTGCTCATCGGTTAACGATGTACCCGATTTTGCAACCACATTTTTAATACCGTGCGCAAACAGGCTTATTTTGTCGGTATTACCTTCAACAACATAACATTTATCTGCTTTACGTATAGCTGCCTGACTTTCAAAATCGAAACCAAAAAGTATGTTGCTTTTTTTGTAAATTAAGGTATCAGAGGTGTTGATGTATTTCGGGTAAGGCTTGCCTGTTTCGTTTGTTGAATCATCCCATGGCATTTGGCGTGCCGTAAATGCAACAATCTGACCTTTAGCAGAATGGATAGGGATAATAAAAGGCCGGAAAATGAAATTATCACGAAAGTATTCCTTAGTATCCTTTTGCGATTTTTTCACCAATCCGGCCTTAATCAGCACCTCTATACTAAACCCTGCATGTTTTGCGGCTTTCAGCAAATTATCAAAACCATCGGGCGCAAAACCTATGTTGAATTTTTTGATCAGATCAATATCATTATTGAAACGTGAAAGCATGTAAGCTACCGTTTGTTTTTCTTTGTTACTGAAACTGAAATCTAATCCGCTAAGGAAATAATCGTAAAATTTATTTTCAGGGTATTCCCTTTGCGGATTTGTGCCGTATTGCTCAATTAGAGAAAGGAAGCGGTTATGATACCAGTCAGCCGCCCAGCTGCTGGCAATCACAAGGGCTTCCTTTTCTTTGTATTTTTCTTGCTGTTCTTTTGTTTGTTCTTTAGACAGGCCATGGCCTGTCTCTACTATTTTGATATTGAAATCACGGGCTATTTTTTTTATCGCATCAGGGTAGGTGATTTTATCATTTTCCATTACCAAACCAATGCCGCCTACGGTTTTGTCGCAAACAAAACAGCTTGCAATATTTTTAGCTGGCGATAAGGTGAAACTAGGGTGTTTGTCCTTATGCCATGGGCATTTTGTAACAAAATTTACACCTGATTTTTTAATGCTAGTGTTAAGGTATTTTTCTGCAATATCAATTATTGCAAGCTCTTTAACCTGGTTTATGGTTTGGGCGGATATCATAGAAGGTTTGTTTTTTTGATTATTGATTTAATTGCCGAAATGTGGGCGTTTTTTTTTGCATGAAGCACACTTGCATGATCGTGCCCGGTTAATTCACCAATTTCACTCAATGTTTTACTTGAGAGTTGCATGGCTAACAAATAATAAGCTTGCCGTGCTTCAACAATTTCACGCTTACGTGTTTTTTTCAGCAAAACTTCTTCTTTAAAACCCGAAGCATAGCATACTTTCTTGAAAATATAGTTTAAACTATTTATCGGCCTTAAAAAGCCTGAGTGTGTGGTTTCGAATATGTTCATGTGTATGTTTTTATAGGTTTCGGATACTAAATTTCCGTTTTGCTTTTATAGCTTCAAAAACAGCTATTTTGTCATCGAAATTTACAAGCTTGTAATTATTACTTTCCTGATCAATATTGTGGCAAGCTTGGCGAAAGGTGATTTCACCTTTATGTTGCCGTTGTAATTGGTTATTTATTATTATTTCTATTTGCATGCGTAGGAATGATTAATGTTTGATTTTTTTAGATTCTATGTTACAAATATGTAATCATTGGGTATTAAATTGGTATAATGCTTAAGTGTCATCCTTAGATGATTTCTACCTACATCGCTCAAATCACCTGTTTTATTTACTGTTGTTAAAAAAGGCTCAGTATCGTGATAGGCTTTTACAAAAGTCTGATCAAAATAATCAAGATCTTCCTCTTTAGGCCCATCCTGTTGTAAATCGTCAAATAAGCGTAAATACTTATTAATTATAATTTTAAGCTCTTTAATACTTGCGGCCATTACGCCTTTTTTAGTTGTAGTTTTCATGATTCTTGATTTTATTTAATATTTATTCTTCCTCAAATTCAAATATGTCATCGATACCAACACCAAATATTTTTGCAATTGTGCGTGCTAACGACACATTTGGTGTGTATTTTTGATTTATGATGTGGTAAATTGTCCGTTTGTGGACCTTAGCCGTAATTGCTAATTTGTTCACCGTCATAGTCTGCAATTGCAGATGCTTCCTTATTTTGTTGTTTTTGATTTTTAGCATTGTTAAAGTGATTGGTTCTTAATGAAATTTCCACCAAAATTGGTAATAGGTGATCTATATATTCCTGTTCTATCTCAGGGAATAGTTTTTTAATTTTTAGAGTTGCGTTAACACTGAGTGCGGTTAGATATATGAAAATTTTGGTTTGATAATTTGGTCTTGCAATATCTACATACCTGTAGTTATTGAAAAGCACTTTCTTTTGATCAATCCTTAAACCAGGTGCCCAAATAAGCCTATTGTTGTATAATCTTTCAAAAAAGATAGTTTTTAATGGTGATGGTAGGCCCTTTACCCAAATATTTAATGGGCTGTCGGTTAATTTACGTTCTGTTTGTTCTGTTTTTTTTGCAGTTTTTTTCATGTGTATAGTCTCAATCATATGTATTTTATCAGTATCTTAGTATTATAATTAATACAAAGATACAAACATGATTGTAATATGCAAACTAAAATGAAAGTAAATACAAACTTCTTTGAAAGAATTTTACAGTTGATTGAATACTACAAAATTGAAAGTGTAAATGTTTTTGCAACGAAACATCTGGGCTACAATGCTTCTCAGAAGATAAATAGATTAAGAAAAACAGGAAACAACCCATCTTTTGATATAATTGTTGATATTTCAAACAAGTTTGAATCAATAGATTTAAATTGGCTGCTTACTGGGGATGGTAATATGTTAAAAACAGAAGATAACAACAGTAAAGTAACCGAACCTGCGGCAACATATGGCAAGATTAATGATTTAAAAACAATTTTTAAGCTAGACGATGAACAACTAAATATTTTAGATAAATATCTTGAAATAAAAATTAAACAAGTGTTAAATAAAGTTGAACTAAAAATTAAGTGATTATGGTAAGAACAGTAGTATTTAGTGCCTTTTTTATATTGCTATTATTTGGATGCAAATCTGATGAAGAAATTAGGACTGATGGATTAAAAAAACAGGTAACAAATATTTTTTCAGGAAGTTATGTTAAGTGGGATGTTGCATTAAAAAGAGGGATGGAAATTAATATGGACATGGATAGCATCCAAAAAGTATTATATGTTTTAAAAGATAAGGATCCTGAATCAGCAATAGAATATGCAAATCAAATAGACAGTATATTAAATATTGCTATTTCAGAAAATGAGTTAAAAACAAAGAAAGCACAAAAAGAAAATCTTAAAAAAATTAAAAAAAAGATAACTAATCTCAAACGAAAATTTTTATATCAAAAAGATGAATTTGAAAATATAGGTTTTTATACTCATAAAAGATTCGGAAAAAATTGGGCTAACAGAAAAACATTGACCGTAGGGCTGAATTCTACAGGATATATATATTTGAAAAGTAATTATTATAGTACTGATTGGCTATTTCATAATAAAGTGTTGGTAAAAATAGGCGAAAATAAATATGAAACTGCAACTGTAGAAAGGTATAAAGATAATTCAAGAACGAGTAATTCAGGCGGGCATATATGGGAAGTTATTACATATGAGAATGAAGAAAGGATTATTGGATATATTGCTAATAGATTTAATGAAAAAATATCTATAAGGTTTGTTGGCAGTAAATATCACGATGATGCTGTTCTTTCCTATAAGGACAAAATTGCAATAAAAGAAAGTTATGAGTTAGCTGAATTGTTGGAAAACCTAAATAATTAAATAATTATGATGGGGGAGAAACTGAATTTTTAATGTCGTTGGTATACATGGTTGTGGGGATAGTAGTATTATTTATAACCGGCAAAACAATTGCGTCTATTTGGGGCATTGCCGATAGCCAGAAACAAATTATAAAAAGGATAAAAGAAAAGAAGAATGACAAAAAAAAGAGCCTACTGAGTAGGCTCTTTTACTTTAACTATAAATTTAAACTCCATTCGGGCTTCTTCATGCTTAAAACTAAGCAAGGTTAAAACTTCTTCAATATCGGCCAAATTAGGTCGGTTAATTGGTGCCCACAAATCAATAAAATTGTCAATTTCTATCATCGTGTCGTAATCTTCAATTACGGCAGGTGTGTAATAAGCTTGTATTACATCTGCAATTTTTTGCTGTTCATCTGTTAATTTAATTTCATCCATCTCTATTTATATTTATCGGGTTCGTTAATTAAGCCCGCGGTTATCATCATATTTTTAAATTCGTAAAGTTTCCACCTTTTGGCATTACATTGTGCCAAAATCTGTTTTTCTTTCCAGTCCAGTTCGCCTTCATCTTTTTTGCGGATACAATATCTGAGCATATCGTTTGTTTTTAGTTTGCCCAAAACGTCTGATTTGTTTACCGCTTGGTTAACAGGTGGTTGCGTAGTGTTCGAACTGGTGTTCGAACCCCTTTTAAACCCTATGTTCGAACTATCCGTTTCTTTGTTCGAACTGTCGGTTTCTTTATCCGGACTTTCAGTTTTATCAGCTGCATTATTTTTGAAGCCTGCAACCTGTATCGGTATCTCCGGGATGGGTATTTCATCTGGTTGTGGTTGATTATTTTTAAAACTTTCAATTGGTTTTTCGGCCTGATGTTCAATTGCGGCTTGAATACGGGCGGCATCGTTAAACAAACGTGTAGCAACATGTTTGAACATGTTTTCTACAATTGTGTTTTCGGCCATGGCAATATCTTCGCTTACAACTGCCAGTCGGTCATTTTCGTTATAAATACGGGACCAGCTAAACATTAATAGGCCGTTAAAAATAAATTGTGCTACCATAATAGCTATTACATAATTATAGTAGCGGTTAGCCTCAGCGGTTGTTTTTACGTTGTTTTGTTTTAATAGTGCATTTTGTTTTTGTACAACCCTTGACTTATCATGTTTACTTTGCCTGTCAAGGCTGTCAATTTTTAGGTTGTACATTTTAATATCAGCTAGTTGAATAGCCGTCAACACTTCACGCTTACCACCAATCCAACCTTGTGGGTTGGCCTGTATTCGGTTTATTTCGGTGTAATAATGTTTAATCCGGTTGTTGTATTTTGCATCAATCGTTTTTAAATCAATAGCCTTGTTTTTTGTAATAATAGTCGTTTTGTCAATTTTATCGGACTGCCGCATTGCAAGCCCATTTGTGCTCATATGGAACGACAAAAAATAAATACCACCTGCTATAACACCCGAAAACACGGCAGTTGTTATAATACCTTTAAGCAGGAATTTAAAAAACTTTGCAAGGAAAAACCATGTAAGCAACTCTATACCAACCAATAGTACCAGACTGGTGATGATTGCTGTGTTTTCTGAGCCTATAACCGGAAGGCTAACATTGTATAGAAAGTAATAACCGGCATAAACTGAAATTACCCATGTAGCTGTTTTAAACAACGACAATATTATAATACCAGCACGCCATTCTTTTGAGAAATGCCATAATTTGAATTGATTTTTGGCGTGCTTGCCTATCAAGCTGTCAAATCCGAAATTTTTATTTATGTTATGTTTCATGATATAATTTTTTGATAAAGTACTAAAATTGATTACTTTTACACAACAAAAGTATTAAAATTAAAACATAGAACAAAATTAAAGTACTAAAATTTAAACTAATATCATGAATTATAGTTCTAATATTGAATATTTCAGGAAGTTACGAGGATTTACAAAAGATGAATTATACAAAAGATCTGGTGTTTCTAAATCTGCTTATATTTATGCATTTAATAATAATTCTTTCACCACAAAATCACTAGAAAAGCTAGCCAAAGCACTAGATGTTTCAGTAATTGATTTGGTGAAAGATAAGGGGGCTGATGAAAACAAAGCTGCCTTGGATGATATGAGCGAAATAAAAAAGAAATTGGATGATTTTGAGGAAAAGCATTTGAAATAAAAAAAGCCCCTGCATTTCTGCCGGGGCCGTGTCAATAAGCCATTTTAATTAAAAAACGACTCCACAAATATACTACATTTTCAGCCTCTCTTATTTAGAATCATTATAAATAAGCCTTTTTTTATGTATTTCTTTAAAATAAGTGTCCTTTTATTTGGACAGTATTAAAATTATGCCTACTTTTACATCGTCAATAAGTTATTAATTAATTAAAATTTAAAACGATGAAAAATTTAAAAAACACCAGCGTATCAGTAATTGAAAAAGGAATTGAAACTTCAAACAGATTTGAAAACAACATTCTTGCAATTTTCAAAGAAAATGCAAGCTGGATTAATGTTAATATTAAGCATATAGCCCTTTGGGATGTTTCTTTTGGGAATACTGGTTATGGCAGATTTCGCAGGGCAGGTCGAGGCATTGAATTAATTATTGAAGGTGAGCGTCCATCTAACACTATAGACGGAGATATTGACGAGTTTGAAGAAACATTTAACTTGAGCGAAACTATTGAGTCTTATGATATTGATGCGCTTAACGATTTAGAATATGGTACAACAACATATTCTAACGAAATGAAAAGAATAACTTTGAAATTAGTAGAAGATGAAATAGATAATATTATTGAAACCCTTAATGAAGAATAATGATACAAAAAGAAATTTTAAAAAAAGCCCGGCAGCAAGTCGGGCTTTACATTGCTGATATAATGCAGCAACGAGGAATTAATAAAAAACAACTTGCTGATAAAGCAGGGGTTAAGCGTGATGCTATTTATGCTATTTTGGATGGAAGTAAAGCATATACAATTGATACTTTCCTTCAAGTAATACAAGCCCTTGATTGCTATTTCTTCCTTTCTGACAAAGAAGGTGAACACCTCAACTTTGAACATATGGAAGAAAAGTCAGACCCAGGCAAGGCCATGGATTTTAAGAAATAAAAGAAAGCGGCAATTGCCGCTTTTTTTTTGTCTATATTTGTTAAAGTATTATAGCTAATATAAAATAATTGTTAAATTAGTTAGTAAATGAGATTTGGAAACTGTATAAAGGTTTGATATTAGGGATGTTAACTAAAAGCGGTGTAAAACCTTCGGGTTCACAAAAAAACCGCAACTAGTTAACTATTAACGATAAACCGCCCATTATCAAGCAATTGATAGGGGCGGTTTTTCTGTTTTTTAAGCAAAAAGTTACTAAATAGTTACTAAATGGTTTTTTATGAAGGTAAGTGTCTCAATTAATGATAGTTACATAAAAGAAAATAAAACATGTTTAATTTACCTCCGTATCTTCCTGAATAAGAAGTACTTAAACGTACCCCTTGAAATATCAGTTAATCCTGATCATTTCGACAAAAAAAAACAGAGATTATTTAAAGGGCCTTTCAAAATAAAATACAACCACATTATTAACGATGCAATTGGCAGGGCTTCTAACATAATTTTAAAATATCAATTCAATAAACAAACCCTGACCAGGGATGTTTTTACGAAAGAATTTACCAACCCTGCTGTATTCCTCGATTTTTATGCTTTTATGGATGATCAAATTAAAAGCCGTAACGGTGAAATAACTGAAACATCTGCTAAACAACATATGAGTATTTTAAATAAAATGAAGAAATTTAAAAAAGAGCTGCTTATTGTTGAATTAGATGAAACTTATTTAAAGGCTTTTCAGAAATATTTAAAAAATAAGCTAAAAAATAATCCGAATACAATACACAACGCCTTAAAAACAGTTCGAACATACATAAATATTGCTATTAAACTTGAACTTATAACAAAATCGCCGTTCAGGCACTTTAAATTTAGGCGTGAAGCTACTTACCCGGTGTTTTTGACCGAACCGGAACGCAATAGTTTGATGGATTTGTACAGTTCGAACTATTTACCGTACAAATATAAAAATGTGTTAAGGTGGTTTTTGTTTTCTTGTTTTACAGGGCTACGGATCGGGGACTTAAGAGCTGCAAAACATGAAGATATTTCAAACAAAATGCTTTATTTTCGACCTCAAAAAACGAAAAATGTAAACAACAAACGTGTTGATGTACCTTTGACAAAATTTGCCTTGAAACTTATTAACGATGAAAACCCGAATAGGATAAAGGGATTATTATTTGACTGCTATTCGGAAGCCCGGATGAACAAAAACATAAAAGAGGTTATGGCGGTTGCTAAAATTGATAAGGATATTAGTTTCCACAATGCCCGTCATACTTTTGCTACTTTGTTTTTGAAAAAAAGCGCAAAAGCAAACGGGATATTGATATTACAACGTCTGCTTGGGCATTCTAACATTGCTACAACAATGGTATATTCGCACGTAATTGATGATGATATAAGGTCTGCTATGAATGAGTTTGATTCTTAGAACCCACTATATTTCATCCTAATTATTTTTTCTTCATCATGTTCGGTCAAATCATCATCTGTGATTACTGCACGTAAATATTTTAAATCGGCAACAGATTTGGTCATTTCTGCAATATTTGTTGCCATAAGCTCAATTTTATCATTCATTTGTTTCGCCCCTTCTGTATCAACCTGGTTAATTACAGTATTGTTGTTGCTTACAACTGTGTTGCCGCCTTGTTTCCCTGCAATTGCTTTTTCCATACCTGAAAAGTTTGGGCTTTGTGGCCTACCCAGGAACTGGGGTTGTTTCCCTTCCTGTACCCTTGCCAAATCATCGGCAATTGGCCCTAATGTTTTGCTTTGCACAATGCTTGACGATAGCACAATTTCGGGGCCTGCTTCACCAATTTCAGCTATGGTACGCTTATTTACACGTGCACCTTTCCCATAAGAAGGGATAGGTTCTGAGTTGATTGCATCAATTTGTTTTTTTGTTTTAATTAATGCAAAAGCCGACAAAAGCCCTGCATAAATGGGGTTTGCAGCCCATTTGCCCCAAATGTTTGCAAGTGCTGAAAACATATTCATTGTTGCATCATATTTTTTTAATTGTTTTTCTCTTTTTGCTTGTTTGGCTGCAACACGTCCTTTTTCCCTGTCCAAATCGGCATCAATTACCTTTATTTGGCTGTTATAATATTTTTCAGAAATAAGCCCAGCATCTAATCTTTTTTGCAAGGTTTTTTTCTTTTTGTCAGAATTTTTCTCGTAGCTCGCAAGTTTTGCATTTTCTTGGTTGTTTAATTTTTGGTTGTTTAATGAAAAAATATTGCTTAATTCACCTGCAATTGTCATTGCTTTATTAACATTTTCATTAAGCAATTCCCAGTCTTCCGGGGTCATCCCAAAAATATCGGTTGGCGCTTCATCTCCATTTTTGATAGCCTCAATTTCGGCATTCATTTTTTTAACAAGCTCAACGGTGCTTATTTTATAATCCTTTGCCTTATCAATTAATTCCTTGTATTTTTTAGTTACCTGATGTATTTCTTTTTGAGTCCCATCCATCAAAATTTCATCAACTTTGCCCTGAAACTTTATCTTTTCATCTTCAAGTTTTTTTGCAAAATCCTGTTCCGATTTCAAAAATTCATTATTCCTTGCATCAACAAGCTGGTCTCTTTGTGCGAAAAATTTATTCAACAAGTCAAGTTCATCATCATTTAGTTTGCCTTTTTTTGCCCGAATTTCCTCAAAATGAGCTATTGAGTTTTCAACTGCTTGAAACTGATCATCATATTTATCAATAATGTTTTCAATTGCTTTTTCTTCTTCGCTTAAATCAGCAAGGTTAAATTTACGGCGGATACCTAAAATAATTTTACGGAGCTGTTCATATTTTTTGGCATATTTTTCTAATGGGTCAGTTTCTTCTTCTCCGCCGCCACCAGAACCACCCCGGCCAGAATTGGTTGTTGTTGTTGTTTTTTTATTCGTTTTTTTAGATTCCTCCTCTGCTAGCGAACCGGTAAGTACATCATAAGTCGACTGCAAGTCTTTTATTTTTCCTTGCAATTTCGCTATACCTGCCATCCGCTGTGTCATATTGCCCCCTGTGAGGTTGTCTAATATTACATCGCCATATGATTGTGGCAAGTCTTCTGTTTGCTCTTTTAGTTTTTCCTGCAGTTCAACAATTTCTTTATATATACCAACGGCTTTTTCTTCTTTAACTTGAAGTTCTATTTTTTTCCGGATAGCGTTATTTATTAAATCATAAGCAGCGGCAATATCTGTTAATGATGCATTTTCATCAAGTAAATTAGGCAGGTAATCTCCATAACTTACATTTATTTCTTTAATAAGTTTTTTTCTGTCTTCATTTGTAATATTTGTATCACCGATCCTTTTTTTAAGCACTTCTAATTTTACAGCTTCATCGCCCATCCGCTTATTAGTTTCTTTAACAATCTCGTTTTGAGCTTTTTGTAAACTGTTAAGACCTAGCAATGTATCTTTGAAAATCACTATTGCGACACCTGCAGATACAATAGCCGCCGCCACTAAACCCCATGGGTTTGCTTTCATTGCAATATTCAACATTCGTTGAGCTGCTGCTGCCCTTTTTGTGTTTCCTGTTAATTTTGCCTGAGTCAGGGCAGCCAACAATTGTGACTTTCGCAACAAATTATTTTTAAGGATTATTAAATTGGTCCATGCAGCATTAGCCTTTAAGGCCAAATTATATGAAGTAATTGCAATAACAACCAAGGCAATAACTTTTGCAAGAAATTTTATTGTTTGTGAATTTTCCTCAATCCAGGCTACAGCACTTACAAGGGAATCAACTAAGCCTTCAATTGCATTCTTAACATTGCTATTCATCCACAATTTTACCCAGGCTTTTTTAAGCTTATCAAGTTTTGCAGCTAAATTTTCGTTTTTGATATTGTATTCATCTGTCAAGCTTGAACCTTTTTCAAATTCGACATTGGCAAGTTCCTGCTGTTCCCTTAACAAATCAATATTGCCTGCAAGTGCTGGCAGTACCTGTGCGGCCTGTACTCCTTCAACACCTAAATTCTCTAATGTTGCCGATAGCCCTGCAACACCTTGCTTTGTGCTTTTTGCACCTTCCAAAACCTTTAACATTGCCTCGTTTGCATCGGTTTCAAGCAATTTAGAGTATTCTTTAACAGATAAACCAGCCAATTTTGCAAATTTGGAAACGCCTTTTTTGTCGCCTAAAGCAATAAGGAATTTGGCCATTGAACTACTGGCAACCTCTTGTTTTTTTCCTAAAATGTCCATTGTTGCGGCAAGCCCTAGAACATCCTGCATGCTGATGTTTGCATTTTCGGCCAAACCGCCAAACCGCTGCGTAAATGCCACAAGGTATTCTTCGCTTGCTACTGATGCTGCGCCAAGGCTGTTAATTGCAGAGCCTGTTTTTTCAAAAGCCGTTGCGGTACCGTAAACTTCTTCGATATTAAACAATTCGTTAAGCTTACCTAGCTGCTTAATTGCATCAAGGCCGCCTAAATCTTCACCTAATGCAACTACCAGCTTGTCGGCTGCACCAACAAATTCTAAAACTTCTTCTTTGCTGTTTTTGCCTAGTTTACCTGCAATTGCGGCTAAGTTACGTAGTTCGGAAGTTGGTGTACGGGTGTCTATTTTTGAAAGGCTGCCGTTTAATTCGTCAACCTCTTTTGCTGTCAGTCCTGTGGTTTTCTGTATATCAGCTAATTGATCAGACAATGAAGCTGCACCGGATATTAAGCCAGTAAATGCGCTGCCTATATTTTGAACAGCTGATGTTATCATGTTGCCAGCAACAAATGCAAGCGATGTTGATTTGAATTCGTTTTTGATTTTTGTCCAACCATTTGCAACCTGCCCTTGTTGTTTCCTGTGCTGATCCATTAAGCCTTGCAATTGCTTAAGTTTTTTTGTTTGTGCAAGGTATTCTTTGCTGCCAACTGTCATATTTGCCAGTTCGTTGCGGGCTTTTCGCATTGATGTCCAGATACCTTTATAGGTATTTTCGACCTGACGGCCATTTATCCAAATATTTATTTTTCGGGTAGTGCTCTTGTCTGCCATAAAAAAACGCTTAATTCATTTTAAGCGAATTAAGCGTTTTTGTTGGTTGTGCTAAAGGACTGTTATAATTGCATGGCAAATATAACATAAGTGTCCTTAATTTTTGACCATATTGTTATAGGGTCAGGATGTTTCCCTTTCCTGAACCTAGAAACTTGCTCTATCCCTTCGTTTCTGGAGATGTTTTTGAGCAAAGAGGAATATTTTAGAACGGGGTGGTTTAATATAATTTTTAATTTTCGTTCAGAATAAGACTGAAACGCCTCTTTTATTTCAATCTTTATTTTTTTCAATTCTGATTTTACGGCTGTCAGCTCCCTGACAGACAATGAAGATTTTCCCTTAACGACATCCGTTAATTTATTGACCCGGATATCGCACAATTGGGATATTACATTAAGATATAGATTCCCACTATTTAATACTGCAACAATTCTTCTTTGCTGCAATTGTTCTGCTTTCGATAGCTTTTCATATTTTTGAAAATTCTCCTGAAAATACTTATCAGGTATTGAATTCCTGTTTTTCCAAACTTTCAGTATTTTTTCTGAAAGATTGTGTTTTTTAACGATTTCTATGGCATTTTCTTCGTTGAATTTCATTTTTTCATTTTTTTATTAATATGATAAGATACTCTTCAATACCTATACCTGCAGCTTTAGCTTTTTTTCGCAAAGCAGTATAAGTCTTGATATCTACTCGCATATTTTTATATTTTTTTGTTTTTTCAGGAACTTTATATCTTTTGTTTTTTGAAATATAAAACCCTTTTTTTGTTAGGTTTTCGTACCTAATAGCATTAGTTACGAAACCTGTAGTTTTCCCAATATCCTCAGCACACTCTGTTATTGACGGATATTCTCCGACCAATTCATTAATGGGGCTGAAAAGATACACCGGGACCTTCCTTTTATTTTCTTTTTTTTCTTTTTTTATAAAAACATTTTCGTAAGATAAAAGTGTTTTATTAAAAAAAGTTTTCAGGTAAATCGCTGTCCGTACTTTTGAGGCCGAAACATTGAAGTGCGCTGCCATTACATTCGCACCACCCCACACTTTCATTAACGCCCCATCCTTAGAGAATTGGTATATGGGTTTTGATGGGGCACCATCTTTCCTCATTCGTTTCCCTTTCCCTATGTGATATTTCCCTGTTTTGTCATCACGGTACACCTTAAACCCTTCATCTGCAATTTGTTTCAAATATCTGAACGCTGTACGGTTCGAGATAGCCAAAATATTACAGATTTCTGTAATATTTGCACCATCCCCCATAAGCTCAAACATCAACTTGATTATGTTATGAGCTGATTTGCTTGTATTCCGGGGGTCTGTATTCCCCGGTGTTATATATCTTTTCATATTATTGCTGGGTTGTCTGCGTTTACATCGGCAATTGTCATTGCATATAGCAACGACACCCTGCACCCTGAATGCTCAAAAGGGTATCCCTTTTCTTTTACTATTTGGGACCAACGGCGTTGTGAAACTTCTAGGGGATTTTCGACATGCATAAGGCATGCCTTAATGGCGGTGTAATAGAAGACTTGACCACTTATCAAGTCTTTCACTTTTATTAGTTTCGTCATCTATTATATTTTCTCTAAAATGGTTTCATCAATATCAAACGCCTTTATATCTTCTTGACAGAGGATGGTTTCCCCATATTTATCCTCGCTTAGAAGTTGTTGGATTAAATCTTCCAACGAGTTTATTTCGTTTTTTTCACAAAGGACAGCCCACTCGTGACGATCCCCGGGGTTTAACGATTCGTTTGAAAATACTTGAATTAAAATGTCGTCATTTCTTCGTCCAATACTTAGGTTAGTGTTTTGAAAAATATTTTCAGATGTGTAATATGAGCCTATAACTTCGGGTTCTTCTTGAGATTCAATCTCGTCTATTTTTTTGAAGTAACCTAATAGCGTGTCTAGGTACTCCGTTACTTCCTCTGTATCGGAATTGTTTTTTGGCAAATTATCACCAAAGTCTATCTGATAGCCTTCCATATCCGAATTAGAATCTTCACTAAGCGAAACAGAGCTATAACTGTCTGTATCGCTGATGTTGATTTCTCCGTCTAAATTGTATTGTTCTGGCTCTGCCGTAAAACACTCGTCTAGGTCATAACCGAATTTTTCGGCTTTGCTTAGGTTAAAGCAGTACTCAATTTTTATATTGTCATTCTCCATGGTTGCCCATGCGCATTCTGTTTTATTGATTGCTTCTACTTTTTCTTGAATTTTCATCGTTTTATTTTTTAAATTAATAACTTATTGACACATCAAAGATACGAATAAATTACTAATATGCAAACATATTAGTAATTAATTTGCAAAAAAAGGCTTATTTATAATGATTCTAAATAAGGAAAGCTGAAAATGTAGTATATTTGTGGAGTCGTTTTTTAATTAAAATGGCTTATTGACACTGCCCTGCTAGAGATAGCGGGGCTTTTTGCGTTAATACATCCGTTTAATAACTTTTGTCATTTCTTTTTCTACAAGGTTATAAATTTCACGTGCAAGCATGCCATTTTTGCTTGCATAATTGTTAATCAGGTGTATTATTGGCTTAATGGCAACTATTTCGCCGGGGGTGTAGGTAATAAGCTGCCTGTTTTTGTATAGAAACAAATCTAGTTCTTGTATTTTTTCATCGCTTAAAATAGAAAGACGTGTTGAAATAATAGAGATAAGGTTGTTGACAGGAATGTTTTTATTACGTAGTTCGTCAATTTCTTGAATTAATATAGTTGCGAAATTAAAATATACGTTCTGAATAACAATAATAGCAGCTTCGCGCGATAATTCTGAATTGTACTTATTTGAAATAATTGTCAGCTTTCTGCTTATAGCCTCAGCTTCACGGTTTCGTGTTTTAACCCTTGCCAAAATACCTTCCTGTGTCAATTTTATTTCATCTATGAAAGCTTCAACCGCCTCTGATTTTGTTTTTGCTTTTTTATTGCCCATGAATTGGGCTATAAGTTTGTAAGCAATATATATAAGCAATATTACAATTGCCATCCATCCATTTTCACTTTCAAGAATAGCTTTGATTAATCCTTTGTCTATCATCTGAAATATTATTTTTTGCCTAAGGCATAAGCATTTACTGTTGCATCGGCATAGTTCTTAACAACAGTGTCTGCAAGGGTTTCTAATCTTTTTTCAAGCACAAAATTGTACCAATCAATAATTTTACGGGGGTTCGATTTTGGGGAGCGGCCACGGCTGGCCCCAACGGCAATATAAAAACCATGCTTGGCAAATGGAAAAACTATTCGCTCAGCAACACCAAAACGGGTGTTTACTTTTGATTTTATACTGCTTGCCAAAAAGGCAGAGCTTTTACCTTTAGCAATCCCTTTTATTTTTTTTATTTTTATAAATGCGTGTTTCTCCCTGTTTGTTAACTGCCGCACACGCTTCTCCATCATTGCACGTGATTGGCCTGCCCATTTCCTTACATCCGCATTTAGCTCTTTTGGCCTTATATTTTCCATTACCGTAATTTTATTTTACAATTCTGGAAACCACCTAAACCTAAACTAATGTCAACCGTTTCAGGAATGTAATTGCGTGAACCAACCCTTATTTTACGGGACTTGCTGCCTGCCTTGAAAATAGTTACAAGTTTGTTGAAAATATCGGCATTTATTTTGAAATCCATTTCTACCAGATCATGTGTTGCAACATAATCGTAAAAATCTTTTGCAAAAGTTTCGTATAAGCCATCTTCGCCTTGTGTGTGCAGGTTTACCCCAGTTGTGGGGTTGCCATCTTTGTCGTACTTATTGTTCGATGCAAATGGGTAAGTGCCTAAGCCATGATAGTTCAATAATTTAAAGCCCGATGGGTTAACTCCCGTTTCTGAAATTGTACCTATTTGCTCAATTGTAGGTAATTGGCCCTCAAGCAAATTTAATCGTGAAAACAAGGTGTTTATTTCTGTTTTAATTTCTTGTACATCCTTACCTTCAGTAATAATATCCGCAAAATTATCGGTTAAGAATTCCCATTTCAGGCTTCCGGTGTCATCATTTACAGCAATATTAAAATAATTGGCAGGCTTAACTAACAACAACTGGTTTACCGATACAGGATCGGGAAATGGTTCTGTTGTTGCTATAATCATATTTTCGTAGCTTCCGGTGTCTTTCAGGTTATCTTCAAGCATTTCATCATCCTTCCATTCAGTGAGAAAAGAAAATTCTTTTTCTTCAAAGGTGATGTTTTCACTTTTTGCAATAACATAATTTGTTAAGTCAATATAGTTTTGGTTTGATAATATATTGTTCCAGCTTTCAATTTCAACTTGCATATTTTCAAAACTAAAAAACACAGCCCAGCTAAATTTTTTAATCAGTGCGTTTAAAAATCCTGATACTGTTAAATCAGGCACATGGTTTTTAAGTTCGATTTGTTTTGAAAATTTGTCCATCAGATGTTCTTCGGCAGGATAAATTTCTAACTCAATGTTTTTTGTTTCGATTCGATGATAGTTAGATAAAACGCCTAAAAAGAAAGTAAGATTTACAGGTGCCTCAAAATTTATAATTGTGCTGAATTCAATATATTGATAATCGTCAATTGTTTCAAGCTCGTGATATCCTGCCTCAATATACGAAGAACCGACAAGAATTCGTAAATATAGATATTGGGGCAACGATTGATAAGATTTTTTTGCTTCGCAACGAAAGCTTATCCGATAAGCCCCTCCAATATCGCTATGATAAGCCCCTTGCAAGGTCTGATAGGTGTTGTCGGCATCTATTACTATTTGAGAAAACCAAATTTGGGTATTTATCTGCCACACACCACCTTCAAAATTAGAAAGTGGTTCTGGATGTTTTGCAAACAAATAATCTTTTGCGTTCGACCTTTCCAGGGCTACATTATTATAGCAAACCATTTTCCCAAAGTCGGGCGATTGGTGTGCACTGCCAATAACTGAAAATTGTATGCTCTTGAAAATATCATCAATAATTTTCAACATATAAGGCATTGCAACTAGGGGGTTTACATTGTACACCCTGCCCTCAAAATAATAGTTCTTCACATAGCTCTCTGTTGGCATACTGTATTGGTTCATACGCTTGCCATAATCTAAGTAGTCTTGATTTTTGTCGGAATAATACTTTTCGTTATATACAACCGGGAATGCATAACCGGAGTCTGGATAAGATTGGCTACTCAAGCTCTTTGCCTCAGCTATTATTGCATCAGTATCATCGCCTAAATAGTGTGTGTCGGTAACAATATCGGCAATTTTCTGCCCTGAAATAGACTCAATAATATCATTTAAAACGACAAAACATTTGTATTCGGCTGTTTTTGCGCTGCGAACATACAGCTTGCCTTTTATTTGCGATCCTGCAACAACTAATACACAATCGTATATTTTTATTTTGTTGGTGCCAGGTATAAAATTCGCATGCTTGAATATAAGGTTGTTTTCTTTTATTGCCGGCACCGTAAACCAATAGCTTGTAGCTGCCGGGATGGTGTCCATGTAAGGCAAAGGAAACTTGAACGATAACCTTAATGAAAAGTTATCAGGCAATAACACATATTTATCTGAAACAATTAATCCTAAAACCATTTGTTGAATGCATATCTGTATGAAAACTTAATCGAAAATAAATCCAAATCTTCTGGAACAATCTCTACACTGCCTGTAATAATATAGCAACGCAAATATTCATCGTCAACTATTTCGTACAATTCATTGCTTAGCATCATGTTAGTGAAGTTTTCGGCTTCCATTTTTGTAACACTACCTGTTTCTATATCAAAAAGGCTGTAAGATTCTTCTACCTCTGAAATAAGTTCCGAATCGGTATGTACGTAATTTACCGATAGCTCTTTGTTAGTTATTGTACGCTTTGATTTTAGTTTTTCGCTTCGTTTACCTTTTGTGTTGAAATTTTCCCAAACACCAAAACCATTCAAAAATAAAAATTGTCTGGCATAAAGTGGCTTTTCGGTAAGGATGAATGTCATCCATTTTGTGAATGCAACATCCGATCCGTCAACTAGGGCCAATTGATATTTGTATATTGTTTTTGTGGGCGAATGTTGTGTAAGGTTTAGTTTTTCGACCGAACACGGAAATTGTAAAATATTATTGATGTTGGCGGCAATTGATTTTACGTTAACTTCTTCATCGGTTCTGTCAGTATAATATAGTTTAGCCCTTAAATGTACCGTTTGCGATGTTGCCGTAAAGAAATAATTGAGTAAAAAATATGAATTAACCCACAAAAAAACCTGGTAATTAATCCACGTAAGGTAATTTTTATCAGCCCCGGAAAAATCGATTATATCAAAATCAGGGTATTTGGCAAAAGGTATTTTTCCCGATAAGGCAAAATAATCGTTTGTTATTGTGTTGAATGTTTCTAAGCCGTCGACAGTGCGATATTTTTCAGCAAGCTGTACCCTGTACTTATCTATCCCATTCTCAGCGAGTTCAGTGTTGTTAATGTCGGGTAAGTTATGTGGAATATAATCCTTAAACATTTTGCCTAGCTTTATTTGCGTTATCATATCCTTGTCAGGATCGAGGCTGAACTCAAATAGATCGATAATTACCGGGGCTTCAAGTTTTGAAAGTTTCCCTATTATCGAATAATCAGAAACCAAGGTCGGTGCCGTTCCATCAATGCGATCAACTAAGCTTACATGTTCCGGCAAATTATCAAGTGTTGCATCCCAATTTGTGGTTTGTGATATATTTGTGTTAATCACAATATTAATAACATCAACACACAACGCAGTATAATATTGCGAAAAAATAGGCATGTTGTTAATAGCCGTAACAATATCGGCCATGCTCGTAGTTGCCTGAAATTCGTAATCTTCGGTTGGTGTGGTCCTTGCAATTAGGTCAAAATAATTCCCAGTATCAAAATTAAGGAACCTGAAAAATTCACCATCAGCAACCATATTGGCCGGGACTGCTTTTTCAACCACCAATTCGCCACCTGAGCCACTTTCAGCTATCACTTTTTCGCCTTGCAGCTGAAATGGTAATCCATTCCCGGCAAAATCATATAATTTTGGTTGGTGTAATATAGTTATCATTATATAGTCGTGTTATGGTGAGATAATATATCGATCGTTACAAAATAGCCAAAATTGGCATCGGCATAATTGTCAACAGGTGAAACTTGCACATTATTGATAGCGATATGTTTCACAAATTCGCTTTTCGGCCATCTCATATCAGCACGCAACCTATTGAATATATTGTCAATTATTGCTTCTGTATTGTCGTAAATTTCATCTATGCGGTTGTAATCTTCCGTGTCGGCGGCATTATCAATAATCAAAAAAGCAATGGTCCGTTCCTTGTTTACATCATCGGCACCGTTATCGTTGTATTTGAAATCGTAGCTATCAAGCAACATTGCAGGGTAATTAACAGAAGTTTGTAGGCCGTTCAAAAATTCTTCAAGCCCTTTTCTGAAAAAATGTTTTTCCTCGGAAGTGTGGCCCAGGTATTCATTTGCCAAATTTTCAAAATATGAGATATAATTTAAATATGTGCTCATTTGTCCATTTTTTCGTTTAACTCTGCCAACACATCTGAAAGTAACAAGTTGTCAACTTTTTCAAGTTTAAAAACACTACCTGCTAAATTTCGCCTAATGTTCATCCATCCGGCACGGTTGTTACCAAATTCAATAGCCCTTTTATCTGTTTTTTTGTCAGAACCAAAAACAGCCGGGTATTTTTTTGTAAGCCAATACCTTACACCTGCATAATTGAATAATATTGATTGCTTTGTAATGCTAGATAACCTTCGTACAAGGATGGCTCTACTGTCCAGAAATTCGGAATTAAAAACCTCACGGATATCACCACCGCTTTTAAAATCAAAATTTGCCTTTTTTTGCCGATAAAGCACAGCAATAAATTTGTTTAGAATATCCTCATTTTCACTGTCAAAATAATTCATAAATAACATGTCGGCAACAATGAATTCACCGAATAACATGTAAGAAAAATTACTTTTGGGGCCATAATATTGTTTCTTATTCATCTGGACACTGCGAATAATCCATCTGTTAAAATCCTGTTCTTCAAAAAGAAAACTTTGCAGCTGTAAAAGTTCATCCAGTATGCCATCTTCAACCAGGCTATCTATAATTTTAAATTTTTTCCTTTTATTTCTCCGCCCGCCATTTAGCCGCAAAAATGTTTCAAGTAAAAACACTTTATCTTCAAGCCGTTCGCTCAACGGAATTTTGTTAAGTATAACAAATTGCACCACCCGCTCCAGCTGATCTCTTACCAGTTCATTATAAAATTCAGGATGTTTGAAATGTGTGGTTTTGTCGTGAATGTCAATGTCTACGCTAATCATATATTAAATAACTCCTATTTTATTAGTTCCTTCAATGTCAAATACACTCCCCGAATCATCATACGCTGATGAATTTGCATAAGTAGGATAATCGCCAATGTTTGCCTTTAAAAAACTTTCGCATGTTTTTAAATATGCATGTCCCATGGCTTTTGCCCTGCCAAAAATACTTTCATATAAGTCGGCTACGGCTGCACTTTTTATTTTAAAATTCTTTGAATTTTCAACTATTTGTTTTTGATATAAACCGTACTCGTTAAGTTCAGCTAATAGCTCTACACCACCCCTGTAAATTGTCCTGAACGCAACAGCTTTTTGTAATAATTGTAAAAATTTTGCATTAACCGGGCTTAGGCTGTCTGCCAATATCTGTGTTTTTAATTCGTCAAAAAATTCCCTGCCAATTAATGGTAGTATATCAAAATCCTCAGCAACTGTTTGTTGGTTGCGCAATTTCAAAAACACTAAGCGGCTTCCGTTTATGTTGTAAATTTTCGTAAATTCATCGGTCGAATTCACAAAATTGCGAAGCATAAGTGTATAAGCTTCGCTAGCTGTCCATGTAGGGAAATTAACTTTGCTCAATTCTAAATATTTAAGCGCAATATCTAACCTGTTATATCCATTGTGCTTAAAACCAAGCTTCAAGTTTTCCTCCTGCCTTTGAAACAGTGCTTTTTTACCACTTTCCTCATTTTCAATCCGGTGAAAGCCCTGATTTGAAAATACAGTATTCAAAATATCAAAACCTATGTGAAAGGCTAGGTAAGTAATAGGCTCTTGCAACAACTTAATAACAGCATCTTGATGCGTACTCGGAACAAAAGGCTCTGCATTATAATGTGTATCCAACTCATTGTACAGTTCTGAACCTATTGTGTCTTCAATAATTCGCTCAGCATCAAAAGCAAAAGGCTTTAGTTTTGCAAATTCAAAAGAAACATTAACAGGTAATATCTCCTTAACTCTATCTATATCACGTAATAACATATTTAGCTTAAATTAGAACTGGTACCGGACCCGGTATCAAGTGTCGTTAAAAAAGTATTTCGGAATCGCAATTGTAAATTATCCATGCTTGGATTATTCAAATGCAACATCATTTCAATAGGATCTGCTAATTTTTGCCTTGCTTCCCAGCTCAGCGCATATTGCAATAATAATAATTCACGTTGCATGCTACCACCCTTGCTATTGCCATACATCAAGCCTAGCAAATCAGGACTTATGCCAGCTGCAATTGCGGTTTGGGTGTCGGCTGCTGTGGAATTAACAAGGTTTTCTTTGTTGAATTTTGGTTCAATAAGTTCAATTTCCCACTTATCCCCACCAGGCGTGTCGTCATCACCAAAAAAAGTTATGAGGGCTTTTCTGGCATTTTCAACGCTTGTAAATTTTTGCTCAAGCTTTTCAATATCAGCCTCAATTTTCGCTTTGCGCACTTTTTTGTCATCAAATTCATCTTCAGGATATTTTTTCTCCCAATACGCATAAGGTATTCTGATAATGAAGAAGATATTCAAGACATTATCCATTCCTGCTTTTATCAGTGCAGGTACTTTTTGCGCTATCTCAATCCAATCTTTTGCGCTGTACCAGTCAGGTAGCGGATAGAAATCGTTTGAAGAAAAAGAATTTGCGATATGCATAAAAACAGACTGACCTTTCAAAGCACCTTCATCTCGCAATTGTTGGAGATGAGCAAACGGGTCAATTTCATCAAGTAGCAAGTATTTTTTTATATCCTTTTTTTCAGGATCAGGCCACTTACCAGAAACCAATACATTATTTATTTTACCATCCTTGTCAGGCACTTCAAGCCTACAATGTAATGAACTGACAGGGTTTAATTTTAAAATTTTAGTGCCCTCAATATTTGGTATCAGTTGAACAAATGCACCACCAAACGCCCTAATATTATATTCTGTTTTCGCCAAATACCTTCGAATAACATACGATTGCATTTGCTTAGTAATTTCAGGGTCATCAATAACCTTTAATTTTTCCTGCCCATCAGGCAAATAACCTTCAACTTCACAAGGAAAAACACCCTGACCTAATGTAATTTTTGAAATATCGTTAATGGCCCTTTTCAGAACCGGGGTTTTGCTAATAGTCTGATCAGCAATTTGAGGAAAATCATTATCATCGTACCAAGGAATCGCGTTGAAACTACCCACTTCAACAGGTTCAATCTCCCTACCCGGTTGAATGGAAGGCAACGACTCATCATCGGTTGTTAACATCAAAACTTTCTTTGATGAAAAACTCACTATTGGGTTTCCTTTACTATCAAATTCTGTCATTTCAATAAATTAAATTCTACATTGCCGGCATAAAATAAAATGGAATGAATCCAAACCGGGTAAACATGCCCTATTTCAAAACCATTTTCATCAACAGGTTGTACGGCTTTCATATCGTTTAACTTCATGTTCATTTTCAAACCCGTTTTTTTTCCTCTTTTAATAAATCTGAACTTTCCTTCCTTGCTTATAAATGCAACTGAAAATATTTTGTCTTTACCATCTGGTAATTTTCTTTCATCCCAGTCGGCCAGTACAGCATTTAAAGCTGTTACCCGTCTTAAAATCATATTTCAAAAGTGAGCAAATCAACCATTTTACAAAAGGACAATTATATGCTCAATAATTACACTCTATAAAAAAAACATGCTTAAAGTGAATTGAAAGAAATGTGCGGAGCAACTTCGTTGTAAGTTATTAAGGGGCAAATGGTTATAATTATATACCAAACCCCTTAATAACTTACTACGAAGTTACCCCTCTGGTAAGA